GCTTCCCCGCCGTATACCCCAACCTCAACTGCCTTATCACAGGGGCAGTGCGCTTTTGCAAATTTACCGAGTGCATGAAGTGCGTCTTGTTGCGACGCTGTACGCATTAAGGGTACGCTCATCAAAACGCTTTTGCGCTAGGATTGTTTGTTATCGAAAACTTTCTTGGTGCCGGAGCTTGTCTTGGCTGTTGCATTCCCATTCCCATTCCAGCTACAGGCATGGCTGGTTGTGTGGGTCGCATTCCAGGTTGCATATTAGCAAAGTTTGCCATTGCACCTTGGTTCATGGTGTTACTGTTTTGCATTCCTTGCTGGAGGAAGTTTTGATAGTTCTGCATTTGCTGTTGCTGGCCTTGTGGATTTTGATATTGAGATGCCATTGCGCCTTGTGGGGCTTCTGGGATTGGAGTAGGAATTCCACCACCCATGCCTCTATTCGCTAGGTCTTGATTTAATGCGTTTGATCCTGGTGTCTGGATTGGCATTAGGCTTGGTGCATTTGGGTCGAATTGCTGTTGATATGGAAGTTGTCCAGATTGTTGTAATCTGCGAGCAGTATCACCAAAACCGCCTTGATCTTCTGGAATTGCGCCCATGCCTCCGCTTTGAGTTATCCCACGTAAAGACATTCGCTCTTGTTCTGAGAGTGCTGAATTTGGATTATTGATGTAATTGGTTTCAAACCATTTGTCAAACCCTCTTCCAATTGAACTTTCAAATTGGCCGCCGTATTTGCTGTTTGTCATCACATCTCGATACTTTGAATTCTTGGGCTGACTTGCATAATACTCATCTCGCGCCTTCTTAATTGTTTCAGGATTAATCATTGGCTCTGTCGATGGTCGGCCAAATTCTGGAGGAAACGCTTGCCCACCACGCTCTGCTGCAAACCTTGCCTGCTGGTCACGCATTAAATTATCATAATTCCGTTGCGCCATAGCCGCATCAAAATTAGGATTGCGCACCAAGTCAAGCGGTGATGGAGCAGGTGTTGGCTTGGGTGCTGGCTTGGGTGCTGGCTTGGGAGCTGGTTTAGGTGCTGGTTTGGGAGCTGGCTTAGGAGCTGGTTTAGGTGCTGGTTTAGGTGCTTGCTTGGGAGCTATTTTGGGATTTGGTTTTCTGATTGCCATATTAAATTACTTGTGGTTGTGGTTGTTGTTGCATCGCTTCGGGTGGCAGTTGTTGCCCCTGCTGTTGCGCTTGAGCCTTAGCCGCATCACGAAGCTGTTTCTGGATAGCGCGGGATGTGTTAGGATCAACTTGCTCTAACGCCTGCAAATGCTGTTGTAAGTGCGCCATTAGAACTTGCATTGCACTCTGATCGACCGCTTGTTGCCGCTGTTGAGCCGCTTGGTTAAACGCGAAGAGAACGGATATATGCGCCTTGTGGTCATCGCTAGGCTTGATGGCAACGGGGAATCCAGTCGCAAGCATAGTCGCAATTTCAGTCGCTTGATCTTCAGCTTGATCGCCAGAGGCTGCGTTTGGATCTTGGAAGAGTCTGCGGACCAGCGAGGGATCGTCTTGTTCAAGCACTGACTTTACCAGTTCGCCTTGGTTCACGAAAGGATTATTTTGGAACATGGACATACGGCTGACTGCCTTCTGCAACGCAAACTGGCGGTTAATAAAGTCCAGCCCACCCTTTGGCTCAATCGAATACTCGTCATGGATACCTTCGGGTGGCATCGTGCCAGTCTCTTCGGCGTACCGATACATCAAGTCTTTCTTGTTGTACTGCGTGTAGAGCGACCAGCACTGCTTGAATAGATGCGCCAGCCCCATCCTAAACATACGATTACGCAAATCGCCAGAGGCGGCTGACTGCGCTTGCAAGGCTTGGACCTCAGTAGCCGTCTTGCGATCTGAGACTTGGTACTGTGAGCCTGCGCCAAAGTCTGGGTTGCCCATCCGTTGCTCGGCCAGTAAACGTTCTTCGAGCATCAGCTTCTGGAAGTCGAAGGGGGGTTGGCTGAACTGAACGGGCTTTAGCCCTTGGGGCAGGATCTGCCCAGGTTGCATCTTGAGGTTGGACGTATTTAACGAGATAGGATTCTGCGCTTCAAAGACGGGTCGGTTGGCCAGTTCGACGTAATCCGAGAGGCTGTTCTTTAGTTTATTCAGCAGGTTCTCGCCAGGGAGGAGGATTTCTGCGACTCCCCGTGGACTGTACCAACCGCCCCCTGTTACCTCATAGGGGAAATCTACGAAAGGTGGCTCGCCGTGTCGGTAGGGTAGCGTGAAAGGTTTGCGTATATCTTCGTCAATTACCAGCGGACTATATGTTTCAACCCGCCATCCGTCCTCGGAAGGAGTGTACATCTCCCAAAGGATAATGCGGTCATTCTCAGCTTCTTGAGTAATTCCTTCACGGCGGTAAATTTCGTCTTGAATCTCACTTCGTAAGCCCACTGATTTCGAGGGTTTACCCGAAATGATTTTGATGAAATCATCGTCCTGCTTGTAAAGGGGATTTGCCTTATAGGAATCGACACTTGTTGAGATGATGTGAACAATGAAATCGGCATCTTTGAACTCCTTGGTATAGGAAGGTACGATAATGTGGAAAGGGTCAATCGCCTCAAAATCAATACGCTTCTTGTCTTCGTTCCAGATTACCTTGGATACGCCACGCCCATAGAGCAAAATGTTATCAATGACCGAGACAATCTCTTTCTGGAAATTGGTGCGCTCACGCATCTGGTAATCAAAGTAACGCTCGGCTGATACGGTCAGCGGGGCTAACTGCTGGCGCATCGGCACGAAGCTGGAGAGAATGTCGTTGCCGATTGCGCTATTGACGAAGGAAGGTTTTAGTTTCTCGATGGCTGTGTCGATTAGCTGAACGTGCAGATCGGCGGCAGTAGGCCAAGGCTTAACCTTGCGGCGTACACCAAAGTAGCGGGCTTGATAGAACAAACGCTGGCGATTCTCCCAAGTCTCACGCTGGTTGAGTGCTTCGATGATACGGGTGTAATAACCTGTTCGGCGTGTATCTTTAGCGTTCATTTTTGTCTTTCTCTGCTCAATTCAAATGACAGATCGTTGACGTAATGTAAAGCACGCTTTGCCCAAGCGCGTACTTTTGGATCAGCAGTACGGACAGCAGAATAGTTTTCATCTCGTACTAAGGACTCAACTGCCCCCGTTGTGTTTGTTACTGGTGTCGTTGTTGCGCAACCACCAAGACTCACTAGGCAGATCACGGTCGATAGCTTCGCGATTCTTGCGCCAATCGTTTTCAAGGTTTTGTGTTCGCTTATCTTTCCAACTTGGAATGATGCGAAACACGGCTGCGATGATCTCAAGGATTGCACGCAGCACAAAAGATTATTTAATATTTAACCCGACCGTCTTGAGGAAGTTTACGATCTTTTCCAAGAACGAATCATCCGCTGGGGTCGGGGTGAGCTTTACAATGATGCGAGCCGCAAGAACGATGCCACCAGCGGCGGCTACGATCTCTTGCCAATTTGAAGTAATCCAATTCCAGATATTCATAGTGTTTATCCTCCTGCGTCAAATCCAGCCATTACGGGGTCATGCAACTCCAACATGGCTTGAAGTGATTTCCAAGTTGGACGTTCCATGGGGAAAGTCAAGTCCCACTTGACATTACCACTAGAAAGACATAACGCCAACGCATCGGCTCTATCGGGTGAGGCTATGCCTCTGGCACGCATCGAGTCCTTTGACTCCACGCCCAGCTTGCCTTTGCTATTGGTGATCGTGCGCCTGCAAGTTAACTGCGCTGTTAGATCCTCATCCTCTGGCAATATGATCTCAGCATCCTCAATCTTCTTGGCCATGCCAAACCACATCTCGGCAGACCGATTGGTGTACGCATCGTTGTCGTAGGCCGCAGAACCAAAGTTAACTCGGTTGACCTCCCAGCCAGCTTCAGCCAGTGCGTCACACATCACCATCCCCAGCCCGCTTGCGTCAGCGTAGATGTTGCTGGCTTCTAACCCAGCTTTCTTAAACTCGACTATAAATCTACCCACCGCCGACATCGTATCCCTTTCGCGCCATGCGATCATGGGCAGGATCTTGTTGCCGTCACTTATGCAAAGCACGTTCTGATCCCCGCCCGCAGCAAAGTCTACGCCCGCCATGCGTGTACCTGGCTTAAATCGTGGAGGCGTGTTGTGGCAGTTTTGTAGCTGGGTAAGGCTGATAACCAAGCTTTCTGCGCCTACGTCAACAAACTCGCCGTAGATCATGGATCGGGTCAGCGGGTGCTTCTCGCCGTAACGCTGGGTTACTTCCTCAATCTGGGCTGGCGTGATGTGGGGGCAGTCAAAGGCTGTGACAGCGTGCTTACTCCACATATTTGCCTCCTTGGTAAACGCTCGGTAGAACGCGCCACTAGACCCGCCTGGGCTGGATGCGATCAACAGTCTAGTTGGTTGGCAACGGCTGATGGCCTCGAATAGAGGGTCGGCTACAGTCTTGGCTTCGTCCACTACCATCAGCAATGGATGGTTGTCGTGGTCCTCAGCGTGCCAGCCTTCTGCGCGACCCGCATCCGTCGCTGAATAGCCGATAATGCGACTCGTATTGCCGTTGGGGTGGAGGTAGCGGATCTCGCCAGATGTCACCTCCCACGCCCCACCGAGTTTAGAAATGTGATGGCGTAGGCTAGGCCAAAGTTGGCTTTCGACTTGGCGGAATACGCCCGCTGTGGTTACGGCGATGGAACGCTGGTAAACGAGCGCGTGCCATATCAAAATAGATGAAATGACGGTGCTGGTCTTGCCAGAGCCGTTGGCTGCACGCAGGGCTACGCGACAGTCTCTTGGCTCTAAATCGCGTAATACCTTTCTTTGCCAGTCATACAGATTGATGCCAAGGGCGTTAGAGGCGAAGTTGGCTGGTTTGGCAAGGTCTTCTAGTATCTCTTCTTGACTGCGTTTTGGAGGCTTTGGCATAGGTGATGTTTAAGACCTCTTTTTGTTTTGAGCCACAA